TGAATCCATAGAGTTTTTCTTCTATTGAATTGATTCGATCATCAGCAAGAAGCTGATAAGGAATCAATATGAATGATGGTGGTTTAATTTTGCTCATTGGATTTATGCGTTTTCATAGTCTACCTCGTTCGGCATCGGGATATAAAGCCCGAGCCCTGAATCGAATGTAAGCCCGTCTAAGGTGGGTTGTGCAGCCCACTTGATACATTTCTCCCAATACTCCCTATAAGCCCTGTCTGAGAGGTCTGTGGTGCTCAGGACGTGGGTATACCGGTACCCTGCAGGGCTTTTGTCCTCCACAGTAAGAAACATCTTCTTGAGGAACTCGTGAGCCTCCTGATCCGATATGTCCATCGCTTCTGCCACCATCCTAACCACTACAGCGTGATAGAACTTCTCCTCTTGGCGACTTCGCTCCTTCACAACATGCTTCACGATGAGCTGCATCGCCTTTCCCTCGTATGGGATCAGGTGCTTGTTGAATGAATCCCTGTCCTGGAAAACCACTTTGTTATCGTGGATCTCCACTGACCATTTTGGATATATTTTTTTCTCAGTTAAGGACATTGCTTTTATAGTTTGATACCGTCCATCTTTGGTAATTTCCCCTCCTTCCAAACTCCGAATCTTTTGTTCAGCCTGTCTCTCTTTGCGATGAGATCTTCTGCCTTGCTGTAAGACTGAAGAATCTCATCCGTCGCTCGATTGAAGATGATCCAATCGATGATATCTTTCACCGTTGAGACTCTCGCTTTGTCGTGAACTTTATCCCACAAAGGAACGATGCACCACCTCTCGTTGAGCCTTCCTTTGTTTCCATTCTGATACGTCTGAAAGGCGTGATGCCACTCAATCTTCACGAAAGGACTGCGAGGCTTTCCGGTAACGCAGCACCGGTGCATGAAAGGATCTGATTCCATCTCATCACGCATCTTTTTCGGTATTGGCTTGCTGATCATATCCGTATGATTTTATCTTCAATGATCTTGTACCAGACCGATCGTGCGTGCTCTCCCATCCTCTCTTCTCGATCCAGGAGACCGTCGTTCTGCATCTCCCGCAACCGTCTCGAGGCGTTGCTTGCCTTGTAGCCTTTGTCCATAGCAAGCCTCTCAATCTCTCCTCCGTTCACCCATCCGTTGCTATCGATCAGATATGCCAGGATGATGTCGTGCAGAGATATTTTTTTCATTGCTAGTTATCCTTCCCTGCAGTGGCACGATCCCGCTTCTTCTTGTCTCGGCAAGGCTTACATCGCTTGGGCTCTTCGAACTTCATCTCTTCGTAGAACTTCTGATCTTCGACCGTATGAACGAACTTTTGACCGCATTTGCACGTTATTTCTTTGTCTTGCATGTTAATAAATTATTTTGAGTAATTGCTGTCTAATTCCTTTTCTCTGACTGCGACTGCGAAGAGACCTTTGAATGCTTTGAAATCCTTCTCGCTCTCCTCGTTTGAAATCTCGAGGGGCACGAGCTCTCCGGTCTCCTTGCTGAAGTTTAGAACCTTCGAAGAGGTAGCGAGGAATTTCTTATTATCCTCGTTCGAATTCCAAGCCTTGCGGTATGACGAGAGCTGATATCGCTGTTCGCTGTATACACGCTTACCGGTCTTGTAATCCATCACCTTCACTTCTCCGTTCTCCTTCACGAGAACGTCCATGATTCCCACGTATTCGATCACTTCCTCACCCTCCTTCGTATCACCGGCAAAGAATGAGTTGTAATAGACCACGTGCTCGAGTGCTAGAAACTCGATCTTGTTGCCGTTGTACCAGTCGAGGAAAGCATTAATTCCGTTCAGTGCCTTTGCGTGCTCAGGATCTTCAGGATCTAGATGATCGAGAGTTGGAGGAACGACTTCCTTAAACATCTTCGATAGTGCAAATGCGTGAGCGAAATCGTGAATGAGATCTCCTGTAGATCCACCCTTCACCTTTGCCTCTTCCGGCTTCAGTATTGCTTCAGAGACAACGAGATAGATTTCCTCCTTTGAGAATTGGATTCCCTCTCGAAGCTCGAAAGTCGACTTGATGTGCGTACCAACCAAACCCACAGCCCAAGGAATGAGTGCCTGGCTCTTGTCGAGAAACTTGGTGATTCTCGTTGGTGAGAACATTCCTCCCTTCTCGCCAACCTTGATGAATCGGTAGTGATCTCCCCAGGGCTTCTTTTCGATCTTCACCCTTCCTCCGTAGAACGAAAGAATCTCGCTTGGTCGTTTTTCTTTGGTAGCCATGTTATTTCTTTGCAGCCTTTGCTGCAGGTTTAGCTGTCGCCTTTGTAAGTTTGTCACTCACCGCTGACTTCGTTGCTCCTGCAGCAGGTGTTGCTTCTTCAGTCGGAGCTGTTACCTCTTCTCCTTCAGGCTTCGCTTCACTCAATGCTTTAGGATTGCTCCACTTAAATGTCTTCGTTCCCTGGCAAGCATCGATGATATCTTTGAAGTTTGGAGGAATGATTTTGCCGAGCTGACCAGTGCGATCCTTTGCGATGTACTTATCAGATGCAGGATCGACGACGATGATTCGCTTCTCTCCGGCATCAGGATCGTTTACCACAGTCATGTAGCCGACGATATCAACCATGTTGATCACTTCATCGGAAAGCTTCGTCATAAGCATAGGACGCTTTACGAGAGCCTCACCATCCTGCTTCTCTTCAACGTGTGCGACGATGAGAAGATTCACTCCTGAATCTCGAAGGACTTTGATAGTCGATCGCATCGTGTCTTTCAACCAACCCCAACCGGCGATCGTAGGAGATCCATCTGACATCACGAGCTTCTTGTCACCCTTTGAGATCATAAATCTCTTGAGCTTTTCCATCAGTTCACCAATCGGATCGATGATGATGGTCTCGTACTTTCCACTCTTTGCGATATCAAAGAGTCCTTCCATGTCTGACCAAGTTCCTACTTTTGCAACGTCCATCTTGATACCTCGGAGACCGAAGTATTTAGATCCATTCTCACAGTCAACAAGCAATGGTGTCGGAGCTGTTGAAGAGAAAGTTGTCTTTCCTACTCCACCGTTTCCGTAAACAATCATTACTATTGAAGGCTTGAGCTGAGGATCTGTTGAATTTATTATTTTCATGTGTGTGTTTTATTTTAACTAACCTTATTATTTAACCGTCTCCTTTCTTGGGATCGAGACCATGAGTCCCGGCCCGTACTTTTCTAAGAACTTGATAATGTGTTTCCCTCGAATCTTATAATCCAAGGCTCGACCCTCGCCTGTGATCACAGATTTGAGCATCTTCTCGCCATCAAAGTCTCTTCGAACCAACTTTCGGACGGTTCGATAATCCGCAGTCCAAGGAAAGATTCCCTCCTTCGCAATGGTGCTTAGGTTGTAGTCTCTCTCTGGATCTATTTTTTTGATTACGTTTTTTATGCTCATGTTTATATTGTATCACTACTAATCATAATGTGTTTAGTGAGTTATCCACACCTACAGGGGATTCTCTATCTTCTCGATCTTGAACACCCCTTTCTCATACCCCCATATCTCCGAATCGATGAAGAGATTGTTCGCAATGAAGAACTGCTTTATTTTCCTCTTCCTGGCGGCCATGTTGGATATGCTCGTGTACTGGATAAATCTCAACTCATTGATCGACCCACGCTTTGCAGCGATGCAATCGAACACTCCGAAGATGTCTGAACTCTGATACATCGCTTTCGCTCCGCTCCAAAATACATAGTCCTCGTCGGCAAGTCTCAGCTTCACTTCTCGCTTGATAATTCCTTCTTGTGCCATTTATTTTTTGTTTAGAGGAACTCCCGAGAGCTGACGAATTCCGTTGTGAATAATCCAACCTCCTTTCTCATCGATCGTGTACTCGATGTTTTCGATCATGCCGAACCTTTCGATGTTTCCGCACATATCGACGAACACGCAATCTTCTTTTCCTTCCTCCTTTCTCATTCCTCGGCCGATGATCTGCATGTAAAGGATCAGCGACATCGTTGGCCTCGCCATGATGATCACGTCGAGAGCGGGGAAGTCGAAACCGACAGTGAGAACCCCGACATTGAAGACTGTTTTTATCTTTCCTGATTTGAAATCATTCAGGATAATCTCTCGGTCTTTTTTCTTCGTACCGGCATGAACGCAGGCTGAATCGGGAACTTTCTTCGTGAGCATGATTCCGTCCGTCACATTCTTCACGAACACGAGCCGATGCTTTCTTCCTTTCTTGACCGACTGCTGCAGGATGCTCGGCAACCTCTCATAGATCTTCTGTTGCTTCATCGATAGATCCATCGAGTCTTCGGTATATTCGGCACCGGTGGAATTCACCTTGAGCTCACCATCGCTCCATGCCATCTCGACAGGAGTGATCTTCGCCAAATATCCCTTTGCGTAGAGATCCTTGATTTGGGTGATGTGTGCGAACGAATTGAAGAATCGTGGACGCTCTCGAGTGATGAGATTGATCTGAGAATACGGCTGAAGGGTGAAAGGATCCCGGTACTTCTTCAGACGAAATGCTGTAGCGGTAAGCCCGACAACTCTCACGTCGATCAGAGACTTCAGGAACTTCATGTACATTGATCCGTCTTCAGGAGGCACAAGATGGCACTCGTCGATGATCACGTATTTAACATGAACGAAAAGATGAGGAATCTTCAGCACGCTTCCGATCGTTGCGAATGTCACCGGGCCGATTTCCTTCTCTCCCACTGAAGCCGAGTAAATGCTTGCTTCGCCTCCGTATGAGGTGTATTTCTCATAGTTCTGCTCGAGCAGCTCCTTCGACGGCTGAAGCACGAGAACGCCTGATTTGAGCTCGTGAACGACGTTCGCAATGTAGATGGACTTTCCTGCAGCGGTGGGAGCAACAATGACCGGCACATCCTTCTCGGATCCTTTCTTGAAGTGATGGAGGATTCTTTCGACTCCCTCCTGCTGATAGTCTCTCAGTTTATATTTTGGTTTTATTTTTGTTTTCATCCTTCTTGTTTTCTAGCCTGACACGACATACACTTTTCGACTCCGGTTGGTGCCATGTGAGGTTCATCGGCCCAAACTTGCTCCATCGTTTCTACCTCTCCTGTTCCATAGCATTCGTCGCAGACTATCTCAATCACGACCTTCTCGCCGTTGTCTTTGCGAAACTCAATCTCTTCCTCGACATCTACATCGTCAGACTTCTCCTCAAGAATCGAGATCATCCTTTCGAGATCGGATTTGCTCAACTGAAATTTGAGCGAGGACATTTAGAACTTCTTAGAGATCTTGATAAAGTCCTCGGAATAATCAGGCGTTGGGTGAGGCATCAACAGAGCAAATATCACTCGCATCTTTCCAGTATCTCCGTTCTCTTCAGCATATTGCTTCAAAGACTCTCCATAGTCGGACTCCATTCGCATCTTTCCAGTATCTCCGTTCTCTTCAGCATATTGCTTCAAAGACTCTCCATAGTCGGACTCCATTCGCATCTTTCCGTCTGACCACGACTTCTTGGATTTCTTAACGATCACCGCACCGATGAGATTCGCAGTAGGTTGCTGATAAGAGAATCCGCATCGATAAAGTGCCGCCTCGAGAAGAAGATCCAAATGCTTCTTCGAAAGAGGCAATTTGATTTTCATAAGAGCCTCCTGGAAGTCAGCCTCAAGCTTGTCTTTCTTTTTCTTCGATGCCTCTTTCTCCTTTTTGATTGCAGCCTTTTCAGCCGGAGTCTTCTTGTAAACCGAGCTCTCTTTCACGTCTTCTTTTGCAGTTGAGATCGTGAATATCTTTCCGATATTGTCACCCTCGACAACGATACCCTTCTTCACTTCCTTGGCATCCTTGATTTCTTTTTTGCTGTTGAGGATCTTGTAAGAATCCTTCGGTAGAGCACCCTTCGTATCAGCAGTTCCCCAAGCGGTAGAGATCTTCACCATCTCCTCTCCCTTCTCTTTCGCTTCCCGGAGCTTTATTTCGATGAATGCGGCCAACCGCTCAGCATGTGCAACAGGATCGATACCGGCTGATTTGTCGCCGAATAGAGAAGGCTTCTCGCTGTCTCCGAGCATTTCGGTAAGCTTTGCGTCTTTCGCCCAAGGACGATTCGATAGGTTCGTGTAAACAGTCTCTTCGATCCAATCCCGGAGACGGCTAGTCTCATAACCCCACTCGACTACATTTCTGACAGCTTCCTTCTGAAGCTTCTCGCTGTCGATTCGAGCGATGAGGAGTGCTTGAGTATCTTTGATTTTTCCATCACGATACGCCTTCGCTGCCTTCTCGCAAAGATTTGTGAGAGCGAGTCTTCCACGAATATAACTCTCTGACTTTCCGACCTTCAAAGCAATGTCTTTCGCTTCGTATCGAGGCTTTGATTTCTCGATGAGCATCCGGTATGCCTCTCCTTCATCGAGCGGATGGATGTCCTCTCGCTGAAGGTTCTCAACAATTTGAGCTTCTCGGGCTTCGACATCATCCATCTCTGAAATGCTTGCAGGTATCTCTTCGAGACCGGCAACCAATGCGGCTTCAGATCTGCGATGTCCTGCGATGATTTCAAAAACTACCTTGTCTCCATTCAATTTGAGTGGACGAACCAAAATAGGAACGAGTACGCCTTTCTCTTTTATGCTTGCAACTAAATCATCAAATCCAGGGCCTTTGAAGTCTTTTCCTCGTGGGTTCGTCTTCGAAGCGGTGAGTGATGATATTGGAATATTTTTGAGTAACATTTTTGTGTGTTTTTTAGTCTCTATTAATTTTTAAACGATCGGTACGAGATTGATCTTGTAGAGATCCAATCGCACTTTCTGCTTGTTCAATGGATCGATAACATCATCGGGAATCCGAATGGTTAGATCAGTGCTTGAGTCTTTGTACTTCAGACCTTCGACTGTCGCAGTGAATTCAATTTTCACGCAATCTTTTCTCAGTCGTGAGATCTGATTTCGAATGTCACGAATCTTCTTCGCCACCTGCTTCTTCGACACCTTTTCGTTCTTGAAGAGCGACTCGTCGAGATCCTTTTCAAGATCATGGATTCTGTCTAGATACGGCTCTTCGTTGAATTCAAGAATCATCTTGTAGGTGTGATAAGTCTTCGGAAGCACGCTGTGGATTCCAAACTTCGCAGACCATCTCAAACGCTTCATTGCCAACGACTCGAGGAAAAACGTACTTTCGATAGGATCAATTCTCAACGGCTCATCGAGAAGACCCTTCTTCTTTGTCTTTTTTGCAGCCATAGATTAAAAGGGAATATCTTCCACGTTAATTTCGTCGCTGTCTCCGGTCGACTTTCCGGGCTGTGCACCTTCCTCACCGTAGGAATCGAACTGACGATCTGCTTCCGCTTCTTCAGGAGACTTCTCCTTCTTTGGTGCACCTGTCGCACCTCCGGTTTTCTGTCCGAATTGAACTCGGTCGGCCACGATCTCCGTCCGATATTGTTTCTTACCATCCGTTCCATCCCACGATCGAGTTTGAATCCTTCCCTCGATGAGAACGGACTGACCCTTCTTGAGATACTGAGCTGATGTCTCGGCCTGCTTACCGAATACCACGATGTTGTGGTAATCGACTGACTCTTGCTTTGCACCGGCCTTATCTTTCCAAACCCGATTCGTTGCTACTGAAAAACTTGTCACTTGCATCCCTGATGGGAGAGCCTTCATTTCGGGATCTCTCGTCAAGTTGCCAATGATAAGTGCTTTATTTAGGTACATTGTGTGTATTATTTTTAACTTCGATTTGTAATTCTTTGATGCCCCATTCGTATGCCTCGTCTTTTGATTCCATCCAAATATCGAATCTGTTTGTCTCTCGATATCTTGAATTCATCCGATCCTGGCATCTGTATGTCTTTCCCTCGATCACTATCTCAGTTCCGAAGGAATATCTTGATGGGCACGCCGCTGTTCCTTTTCCGACTCTTTCTCCTGAAGCGGTGATGAATGGATCATCGTCCGTTTCTTCTGGGCTTGATGTGTATGCGGTTACTTCGCCATCCAATATCACGCCCGGTCGTAAGTGAGGCTCGTCTTCAACAACTCTCACTTCCGACTCCTGCACCGGGATTTTTATTACCTCTCTGATCTGATGAAGTCCGAGGACTCCTGACAAGACCTGAGTAGCAAGCATTCCCGACACGATTGTATTATTTAACATAAGCATTCACCGCAACACCGACACTCTAGCACTGATCGTGCTGCCACTTCAGAATGTAATATCCGGTGTCGAACCTTTCATCGTATCTTTCGAAAAGTTCGGTTTCTCTCTGCCACTTCTCACATTCTCCGATCTGACTTCTTTCGATAGAATAGCTGACCTGTTCCTTAACGAAAGAAAGTGCTTTTCCTGCACCTCCGAAAAGAACTGCAAGAAGAGCGACTGCGACCAAAAATGTGATGAGAATTTTATTCATTGAATTTAATTATTTTTTCTAATAACTCGACCTTCATAAAGTATATCACCTCTAGTCATTAAAAGTTTAGTGAGTTATCCACATGCATCGCAATCTGCGATGCAAATTTAAATATTCTTATCTTTTATTATTATATATATATTATTATGGTCACCTACAGGTGATAGACGTATCACAACCAGATGATAGACGTATCACCTACAGGTGATACGTTCTCCATTCACTCCACAATGGCTCAGGAGGCTTCATATCTCTTTCATGGGTGATTCATCCTCTTTTGGTTTTAAACGCCGTATACCCACCTAGAAACTCCAAATTCGCCTATCTCAGGTATAAAACACAAAACTCTCCGAGAGGAGAGCTTGTGCGAGACGAGAAAATGATTGATATCAATCCTGCTTCGGGAAACACACGTAACCCTAGGCTCCTTTATTTTAACATCATTCCGACTCCTTCTCAATCGCTGGGCCTTTGAAAAGGGGAATATATTGCAAGATCACTTCGTAGAAAGCGACTGCGAGACTGAAGAGGGAAATTGCCGCTGCAACAACATTCTGAAGTCCTGGAATTTCATTGTGGTATGTGTAGTACACAGCACCAATAGTTGCCAGAGCGAATGCGATTACCTGAACGCCGAACTTTCCATACTTCGGAAATATCCATCGCTTAACGACAGAGGTGATTGCGTTCACTAAAAAGACGAGTGCTATTTCGGTCATAAATTTTTTCTAAATTATTTATAAAGTTCTTTCTTTATTTTTGCTATTTCCTGATCGATGATCTCGAGAGACTTTTTAACAGACTCTTTGTCGATTCCATTTACAGGAACAGCAGGAACTACCTTCACAAGATCTGCAGCCCACGAGTCGCTGAGCTTTTTTCCGAAGCATGTTTTTGATGCAAACTTTCGGTGAGGCACAATCTTGTCGGCTGTGATTCCATACTCAGACATCTTTTTCAATAAGAGACCCTTCAGGGCATCAATCTGTGCCTGTGTCGGAAGAGTCGCATCGAAGTTTCCTGCGAGGCAAATTCCAAGACTCTGATTGTTATATCCGATGGTATGTGCTCCCTCATCACTATCCGCTCGACCTTGGGTAATTTTACCATCTTTTTCGATGTAATAGTGATACCCAATATAGAAACCTAGAGAACTCTTGAAATTAAATTTCTGTTTATGCAATTCGTTGCATTGGCTGAAATTGAAGTTCGAACTGTCGGCAAGAGGATTCGCATCCGTTCCTCCGGCATGATGAATGATGAGATATTTTGGTGTATTGATCATAAGTTTATTGGTTATTTCTAAAATCTTTCAGTTGTTCTTTTGCTTTCTGAACATCGAAGAGTCTGCTTTTTGAAACCGTTAGAACTTTCGGATTCAAAACAATTAGTTCGTTCTCACCTCCTCCGATCCATACAGCATCGACACCATCTTTTATGAGATCATCGACATAATCATTGAGATCCTCTGCATACTCGACACCCTTAACGGATATTATTTTCGCACCTGGTTTGATTTTTGTCTCTATCAAAGCTCCTTTACTATTAGATCCTGTGAATCGAGATGCCATATCGGGATCTGAAGACAAGCTGATACTGTTTTGTATCTTTCCGTAACCTCCTCCTCGATGAGCATCTTCTGCGAGATCAGATCCCTTTAAGAATCCCTTCTTTTGGATATTGATCAGGTTCTCAGGAATAGTGCCATGATAGAAGGTATTTCCTCCTGTGTATTTCGATATATTTAGCTTAGGCTTGCTGAAATCTTCAGAGACAATATTTGCTCCTAGAATTTCTTCAATTTTGGCTTTGTCGTTTTTATACCTTCCATAATCGAATCTTCCTTCCTTAAAGTCCTTGACGTGACTCTCACTGAAGGTTCTTTCAATTTGAGCAGCATCATCAGGATTGTTTAAGTTAAGTGTTCGACTATATTTTTTTTCGGAAGCCTTCTTCTTGAATGGGTTTACTTTTGATTTCTTCTGTGGTACTTTTTCAGGTATGTCAATAGTAGGCTTTTTATTGGTCTTCTGCGTCGTCTCATTCATTTGCGACGTGGTTTGGCCTTCTAAATCTATACGTCGCTCTCGACGTGGAAGATTATAGATCGATTTCTTAGGTCGTCCTGGCTTAGTCTTTGGAGTTTTTATTTCTCCTGACTTTCGACGTGCGGCTTCTCGAGCATCAACGCTAGACTGAAGCTTCTCGGGAACGATTATGGTCGGCCCATTTATATTCTTAGGATTTCCTGCAGGAAGCATCGGGAGATCTTTTTTTATTCGTGGCAATCCCTGTCTTTCCAAGAACTCATTGTAATCATTTGTGACGAACATCGATGATTCCTTTGGTGCTTCTCCTGGCATTCTCATTGAAGAGGGAGCTCCGAGCTGAAGGCGTGATCCCTGATCTGATTTTCTTTTTGCAATAAGCTTCTCCGCATCATCGAATATCTTTGGACGTGCAGATCTTATTTCACCAACCATCTTCTTCAGAAGAGGATTTTGGAAGTACGAGCTTTGCATGAGATCTGCAAGCTTGTCTGCAGTAATTCCTCCGACGATAGATCCTAGTGGGCCTCCCGGAGCTCCGACTGCGATACCGAATCCTCGAGCGAAATACTTTCCGAGTCGGCCACCTTTCACCACACGACCTCCAAGCTTCTCGAGCATTTCCTGAGCATCATAAAGCTTTCCGAGCTCAGCGTTGAGATCCCGGATGCTTGCATCGGTTACTGAATCCTCGATCACTCTTCGAGCTGACTTTGAGATCGCACGATCGGCCGAAAGAAGATCAGGATTGTTCCAGTTTATATTTCCGTATTTCGCTTTCTTAATGTCGTCAATGATGGTGAGAGGCACTCTACCCTCGGCATCTGCAAACTCCTGTGCGTAATGCATGAAGTCCTTCTCGATATTGTTTCGAACACGATTATATTCGTCTCCACGAAGCTTGAGACCCTCGATTTCTTTAAGTGCAGCAGTCTTCACCTGGTCGAGAGGAATGTATTTGTTCTCGCTCTCAATGACACCACGAATGATTTCTGCGAGAGGCTTCGTATCTTCCTGGACGTTCACGATGGCCTGATCGGGAATGATCTTGCCTTCAGCGATGTCGGGAATGTATCGATCGTTCGCAGCGAGTGTCTTTGCGACATCATGGCCTTTGCCGGTGATGCGATCCGCAAGGTTTTTAGTTCCAACTCCTGAATTGAACAGATCCTCAAAAGCACCTGCACGCTTCTCGATGAAGTTGGTAGATGATCGTGCATTCTTCAGAGATCCTGCTGCACCGGACAATCCGGGAAGACCTGCACCAATAAATGTTCCATATCCCGGAGTGAATGCTGACTCTTCTCCATTCTGAAGATTTTGAGAGACATCGTACCCATATCCGAGAGCTCCACCTTCTGCTACTCGTGCAGCTCCGGTCTTGGTGAACAATCCCGCAGGTTTCTTTGCCAACGTCTTCACTCCCTCAACAACGGTCGGTGCTGTACTTCCTTTTGGAAGAAGTTTCAATGACTTCGCACCCTTCGCTGCATTTCCGTAAGTTCCCGCTGAAAGGAGATCGAGTGCTGTGCCTCCGAGCTCTCCGACAACTTGACCGGTCGTTTTCTGAGTACCTCCGATGAGGCGATCGAGATCTGCCTGAACGGTCTGAATTGTGTCAGACGTGCTGTTATAAAAACGCTTGTCGGCCGAAGCGTCTTCTCCTCTTGCTTCCTTCTCACGAATCTTTTTAATTGCATCAGCCCTGTTCTTCTCAAGTTGAGAAAGAGAATTGGTCATGCTGTCGAGCGTTCCATCATGTGTAGCGATGATGCTTCCGATCGTTTTTCCGAGATTCACTTCTGAACCGGCAACGGTATTGAAAAGCTCCTTTCCGAACTGCTTAACGAATCCGAATCCTTTGTATTTATCAGCTTCCTTTTTCGCAGCATCAGCCTCAGCGGTATATTTTGCCATCTTCGCCTTCTTGTCCTCTTCAGGGGAGATTGAATATCTAAAAGTCTTCACGTCCTGTACAGGCTTTGGTGCACCGAAAAATGAATCTGCCTGATCATCAGGAATGAAGTCAGGTGTTGATGTCGCCGGTGATGCGGTGGAAACGGAAGAACCCGAGCCTTGCTCGAGGTTCATCATCTCTTCGTCTGTTAGAAAGTCTTTCATATGTTTTATGCGTAAAATCCTTCTCTTCGTGCCATCGTTTGAATCAGGCTCGAAAGTTCCGACTGAGTAAGACTGCCGATCGTTTTATTCTTCAAGCCAGGAACGATCTCCGCTCCGTAACCACCTCCACTCCATCGACGAAGTGCGGCATCAACTGAAAGATTCGTATAAGATCCCGAAGTGATGAGTCTCTCTGCTGCAGCGAGACCGGACTGAGGACTATCGAACACCAAGAAATTTCCTCCATCGGATGCCGGTGAGGGATCGAGACCTGCCACTCCTGGAAAACTCTGAGTGTATGAGCTCGCCTTAATGTTCAGCGGATTGTTATTTCGCTGTGGCCTATTGGTACCGGCCTCACCAGAGTTAAAAGACACTTTTTGCCAACCACCATCAACCTTCTGATACTGCACTCCGTTTACTTCTTTCGTCTCCGGTGCTGCGGGAGCGGCTTCGAGAGTCGTCTTCAATCTATCAAGTTCAGAATTGAATGCTTCCTCAGACATATTCACATCAAGTGAAGAGGCAACAGCCTGCAAGAATGCGAGATCTTTATCAGACATTGCACCCTTCAAGAGCTTCAGGTTGTCGAGAGTAAGGTTTGATTTGAGAGTATTGAGTCGTGCTTCGAAAGCAGTTCTATTTCCCTGAAGACCGAGAGATTGACCGAATGGAAGGAGTTTTGCAGCACTAGATCCGACCGCACTTCCTTTTCCAGTAGCATCGTCAGCACGAAGCTCATTGATGAGAGCGAGAACCTCTTCCTTTTTCTGTTGCTGTTCAGGAGTCTGAGAAATCGAAGTGGTTGGAGCAACTTCATTGATGATATTTCCAGTCGCATCATCTACCACAAACTTTCGTCCGTTCACATCGACGATAGATGTTTTTGGATCAGTGCTATCAGTGCTCTTCATTTTTCCATAGTCGATTCCCTCAAGAATCTTCTGCTTGCTCTTGTCGTTGAATCCCGCAAGAACGGTCGAAAGGGAATCGGGATTTGTCTCGATAATCTTTCGAGCATTCAGGATCACGCTTTCAGGAGCAACCATCTTGTCGGCAAATTCCTGTCCGAGCTTCTGTGCTTCGGAGTGAACCCTGAAGAAGTTGTCGATGTTCTGTTGTGCCTTCTCGAGCTCGTATGCGTTCGCATCGATCTCAGGACGAAGAGCTGAAGTCTTTCCGCTTCGAATCGCAGCCTGTTGGCTAGGCGAGAGCGTTCGAAGATCCTCATCGGTCATATTCGAAGTCTCTCCCAATGATGCTCGTTCGAGCTCTCGCTTCTTCTTCAGGTAATCCGCAGTGTTCACACCCTGTGCACCCTTGAGCATACCGGTGAGAAGAAGATTGAAATTATCCATAGGATCTCCCGATGCAGCCGGTGCCGCAGGAGCTCCTGGAAGATCGGCCGAAGAACCGCTGTCAGGCGATGGAGTGAATGTCGGGCTGTCTCCCCGGAGAGATCCGAGAAGGCGAAGATTCTGCTCTTCGCTTCCACTGTAGTCGGTGATGCCAAGATCATTGGCAAGCACCCTTCGAGAACTGAAGTCCGAAGGCTTTCCTGTGCTTGAAAGATAGTCGACGACAGAAGAACCTCCGTATGCAGGTCTTTCGAACGATCCATCTACTTTTACAAAACGATTGTCGGCCATAAAAATATAATTAGCTTAATTTTGATAAATCGAGTATGCGGTTCGACCTGAATGCACTCTCGAGCTCGCTCTTTCTCGTTGCTGTATCGACCTCCTTCTGCTTGTTTATTTCTCCAAGTTTGATATTTCCAAGCGGAGCATACAAGCTTCTCGATCCACCCGCACCAACTCCGGCATCTGAAGCTCGGTAAGTCGTAAGACCTGGGATGTTGAGGGATCTCAAATTGTCGCTTCCCGCTTGTTTCTCGTAAGCAGTGGCGAGATCCTGGGCGTTCCTATTCGCACCTTCAGTCATATCATCAAGAGCATTCTGCTCGAGAGTGATTGAACGATTCTTTCTATCTACTCGACCGCTTGAGAATGTGGTTCCGCTCTGAGCCTCCGATTCTGCCTCATTTCCCAACTGAAGGCCGAAGCTCTCATTGGCACGTTCGGCACTCTTTCCAACGTCTCCGAGAAGACGACTGATCGATGTTTCGAAATCGTTCTTCAGAAGATCGAACTTCTCTTTGTAGTAAGGCTCGATCTCAGTCTCAGCCTGCTTCAGAAGCTTTCGATTTTCTGCTGCGGTGATCTTAATATTCGGGTTCACGACCTTTCCTGATTCGATCGCCTTTCCAAGAGCCGATGCTGTCTGAAGATAAATTGCCTGAAGATCTTCAGGAAGGGAATCGAACTGAGCCTTCACAGCAGGATCCTTCAACTGTTCGGCAAGAACCGGATTATTCTTTATGAGAGTGTCGTATGCAGAAGTGGTGGTCTTGGTTGGTGTGGGAGTTGGAGTAGGTGTATTCGTCTTTGTCGGGGTTAAAGGCTGAGTGGGTGTTGAAGAAGATTTTGGAGCTTGTCCGCTTCGAAGAGCGTTCAAAAGCTGAGTGTTCTGGCTCGAGCTTCCTGTATAGTTGTTGATTCCATATTGTGCCGCTAACTTCTCTCGACTACTGTAATTGCTCGACTGGCCGACTGAAGAAAGATAATCAACTAGCGAAGATCCTGTGTACGTTGATGATTTTGAAGATGAGGAAGAAGACGATTTTGAAGAGCTCGAAGACGAGCTTGAGCTTGTTTTTGCGGGTGTCGTCGTTGTCTTGGAAGACGATGAGGAAGATCCTCCACGCATTGCATTTAAAAGCTGTGTGTTTTGGGAAGAAGATCCTGAGTAGTTTGAAATTCCGTACTGAGCGGCGAGCTTCGCACGTGTATTGTAGTCGGAAGCTTTTCCGACTGAGTTCAAGTAGTCTACGATTGATGATCCTGTGTATGCCATGTGATTTATATTATACCATTTTTAGCTAGTAATTTTGCCTGATCTTCAACTTTCTTATTTAAATCCTGAATCGCTTTCACCAAAATTGGGTTCAATACGCTGTAATCGACAGAAAGAAGAGGATCTCCGTTTGGTTTCAACTTTGGACTCTTCTTTCGAATCTGATTCTTTATCTTCTTTCCTTTTGCATCTCGCTTCGGATCTTCTTTTTCCATGATTGGGCTCACCATCTCAGGTATTACCTCTTTAATTTCCTGAGCAATGAATCCATAGCCTTTTTCTCCGTTATGTTTCCAAGTGAATTTCTTAGGATCTAATTTTAAAATCTCATCGAGACCCCTTTTAAAGGGCTTTATATCTTCCTTCAAATCTCTATCTGAAGGTGAGCTCTCAGAAGTTCTGTGAATCGTATCGCACCAAATATTGTCATACTTTAAGCTCGAGTTTCCAAGATCAATCGTCTCATCTGCTTCTGGATCCATATCCCCATCGATTCGGCACGTTTGAAAATCAAGACGAGTGAAGTTTTCCGAGACCAAGAATCTCATCTGAAGACCAGAAATAGTATCATCCCAAGCATAGAGATTGATGATTCCCTCTTCGTCGACAGGATCGTAAAGCAAACCGATTCGAGATCCCTCAGTTCCTTCTTCAGGAGCGAACATATCGAATCCTGTAGTGGTGAGCTGAACTCGGGGAACGAGCGTACCAATGATCGTCGCTCCGTCATAAAACACAATCGAATTCGTCGATCCTGAAATAACAATTCTCTCCCCACTTGCCGCAGTCTGAAACGTACCTCCTGTGATAGTCGATCCTGTTATGTTTCCGGTGATCTCCAAAGATGTGCCAGTCCACAAAAGCTTGTCGGCCGCTGAGTTCCCGATTGAAAATTTTGGCGTACCAGAATCGTTTCCGAGATAAAATCCTGTTCCGGTGTCGTATGCAGTTTGTCCTGATCGAATATACCCACCTGAAGGGAGGACAATCGTACCTGCAGTAATCGCTCCCATATCGGCTGTGATAGCCGAAAGCTGAGAGACATTTATTTTACCTGCGGTAATTGCCCCCGCTGCGATTTCATTTGCAGTGATTGATGATGCAACGATTGATGAAGCATCGATATTCTGTCCTCCTTGGCCGGATAGAACCTGGAATGTCGCCTCTCCGGTTCCGTTCTGAGCGATGGCAATGAGAACTTTTCCGACTCCGACAGCATTCGCAGCGGTGGTAGTTGTCTGATATGCAGTGGTCGAAACTCCGATATCGAGATAGATATACGTCTTCGCCACCATGTCTCCGGTGTTTCCTGAAGAGATGGCATAGACCGTTCCATCGGCTGACACGAAAGATCCTCCGCTCCATGCGACTGTATCAGCATCCGAGACTGTGAAAACGCATGTTTGGCTCCATCCTCTGTTTGCAATATTCAAATTCGTTTGAGGAACGAGACCGGCAAGAAGAGTCGCATCGACAGATCCTCCGGTGATCACGATATTTGATGCCACCACAGATCCGTTCTCGTACACCCTGAAAGGTGCGGTGTTTCGGTTCGCATAAGTGTCACCGGCGTAGAATCGAACATCGTTCGCTCCGGTGACTGTCGATGAGAGACCCATGCTGTTTCCAACATCTCGAATGTAATCAGATCCGATATTGAAGCCTCCGATAGTACCGCTTGTCGCCACGATAGTTCCCGAAAGAATCGCATTCACCGCCTCGAATGTTCCGTCTGCAGAGAGCCTCCAACCCATCGATCCTGATACGAAGTTCTTGCTCTGAATGAATCCTCCGATGAAGGAAAGGTTTCCGTCTACTTCACCCGAAACAATCGATTCCGAAGCGATCTCGCTTCCGGTTCCACTGCTCCCTGAAGACGAAGAAGCGACCGCACTTGATGTGCCGTCTTCATTCGTGCTTGCTCCTCCGTTTATCACGTAGAGGTTTTTTGTGAGGTATGAGTAGATGTCAGACATATATTTTTTATTCTGCTCCTGCGACCGTCAGATCGATTACTTCCAAATTTCTGAAGATGAGCGGAGTTCCTGTGCTGTTACCCGACAATCTCCATCGAATTCGGGTAAAGTTTTGAGCGTTGCATGAAAGAGTATCGTAGATATTTTTCTTTATATCACCGAAAGGCTTCCATGCGTTGTTCGTATTCTTCTGATCGATTGAGTCGAGCTGATACGAGATCTGCATTCCTTGGGCATTCTCGTGGAATGCCGCCATCTTCGTCATGCTCTTCTGAAGATGCTTGTTCGAAGTGAGGTAAGTCCAGTGAGTGATCACGTCATAGAAAATCGCTGATCCGTTGTCGTCATTTCCAATATCGAATTTCTGCACGTTTCCATCATCATCGCCAAGAAGCTGAGTGAGATTCGTTCCATCGTCATACACCACTGCAGACCTAAATTCGGTAGGGTAAGAGTAAAGCGTCCAGATCTTCGTCGATATCGTCCTTCGGCACACGAGATTGCTGAAAGTGATTCCGTTCACAGTGATGTCTCCGACCGACCAATACACATGATCGTCGTCAGCCCATCCGGTGATATTCTCGTAATTTGATCGAGGAATCGCACGTATGATATCGATAAGCGGTCGAGAGATCTCTTCCTGCTCTCCATCAAATACAAACTTATAAAATCCGCTTGAGTGATGGTAATAGATTCCATCCTTCGCATCGACGACTGACTCCTGGGAGAAAGTACCGCAACTAATGCTTGGATCGGGATCTGTGGAGTTGATGCTAAAGATTCGGTAAATGTGATTCTGCTTGAATACGAGAAGAGCTCGAGGATGCCTCTTCAATGCAGTGATCTTCTCTCCATCGGCCGGTGATACCTGAATGAATGAAAGACCTCCTGTGATGGTTCCTGAAGTGGTAACAACGTCAGAATAATAAACCTTATCGTCTGAGTTGTCGGCCACCCAAACTCGAGATCGGTAATTCTCAATGAAGTCTCCTTTTGGAAGATCAGCGACATTGGTAGATCCGAAGCTTCCTGTGCCGTTCCATGTGGAACAAACCTCATTCGCATGGCCGTTTACCATGAAAACGTAGTCTACGAAGTTCGTAAAGCGTGCCTTAGAGCCACTGGTGAGCCCTGTACGCACGTTTGCCCATCCTGAGCCCTGCCAAGCCTTAACGACGGTATCAATCATCGCTAGAGCCGCATAGGACGTTCCAGCGTTGTTTCTGTAGACACCCATTCCGAGAATGGCCTTATTGTCGATTAATTGATCACCAAGGCGTGTAGTTCCCGGTCGGCGGGTGATAGCCCCAATCCTGTCGAAATTCATGTTCACTGCAAGCTCAACAGAGTCCTGGGGAACAAGACTCTCATCGACTGCGGCTTCCCGCACGATTCCGTTTTGATATGGTGGGATTGAGATTTTTTCGCTCATAGATTTAAGGGATGTCGATTATTAGGCGGACATCTTGGCCGAGGAATTCCTTCTGAACGGCACCATCACGCTTCTCTGCCCAAGTCTTGTAGTCGTCGTCAGTATCTCGCACGAGATCCTTGTTTCGACGCTTCTTGATTCGATATCGAAGGTAGGGAACATACATCTTGTAATTCGGCTCATCGAGAAGATCTGCATCGGAGTCGATGTCTTCGAGCTTTCGATAATAATCAATCCAAATATTGTTTCCTGCTCGATCGTTTGCGAAAGGCTGACTGAAGATAAGCTCCCCATCATCTACGGTGTATTCGGTAGGATATCCGAACGATGCACCTTGCCATACGAGAGCTCCTGCAGCATGGCTGTCAGCGATGCTTGTGACAGTTCCGAGAGTGTTGGTTGCATAGGTGTTTGTCACGTAGCTTGGAACATCAAGCTCATCAGAGACGCTTGCGGCTGCAATGTTGATCGCTCCTCCATCATCGAAGTCTCCTGATTCCGTAAGAACGATTGATGTAGATGCCGGAGTGATCGGGCTTGCGAGAGTCGATCGTGCGACACCCTGATACCATCGATTCAATGCCTGCTTATCCACCTTTGAAAGAGGGAAGCGGTCTCGTCCGATTCGAACCGAGAGAAGATTCTTGTAAGTGCTCGGCTCCCGCATATCGGCCGGAAGGGTGATCTTGTATTGTCCAGGAATGACGACACCGGCGTTGTAATCGAATTCCGTTCTGAAGCTCCATCGCTCCACTCCAACAGTCTGATCAAGCTCTGTGCGTCCTTCTCCGAGAGCGACATAAAGAAACTCCTTTGTCACCACGTCGTCGATTTCTTCTCCAAGAGAAGTGAGGGCTGCACGAATCACCGCACCTGCGGAGTTCTCGATATATCCATTTCCAGGAATGCCATCTGAGTATTGAGAAACATCAGATGTCGTGCTGTTTGAGAATCTTGCTCGATAGTAATCGGTTGCCGCACCGGTGGTGTGGTTGTAATAGGTCTCAGTGCTGTCAGGACGAATGTTGACAGTGACGAGAGATGCGTAGTTCACGCCTCCGTCAGTCGATCGCTCAATCACAATCTGATCGTAAGGAATGAAGGCGATTCTCTCTCCTCGATTGTGTGCGAAGTTCGATGCTGCATTCAGAGTGATGAGTGTCGCAGTCGGAGCGGTCGAAGTGTGCAGTCGCACGATCTCCGATTTCTCATACCCGAATGATCCGAGAAGGGCGTATTGGCCGATCGAGAATTTCAATCCGTTATCAACCGTCAAAGTGGACACCCCTGAAAGGGCATCCACTGCAACGAAAGTCGCATAATTTTCGGTTACGAAAGGTGGGGAAACGAAGATCTCCACTCCGATATTCTCACCGTATCTTGTTCTTATTTTTGGTAGGATGTTCATTTTATAAAGTTGTTTAGGAAGAATGACACTGCTGCAGTAATTATACTAATTGCTGCACCGAAGCCAATCATCTTGCCATTAAACGTATCCTTCCACTCAATTAGCCTTCGAATATCTTCGGCATTTTGTTTCACCGAATCCCTAATTGGGCCGAACTCAGCTTCGCTGATGTAGTGATCATCGAGATCTGAAATTTGAGATTTGATATCACCGAGATCCTTTGAAGTTTGAGCGGTGAGGTTGAGAATGTCTCGCCTTAGATATCCGAGGTGAATGTTCACCTCTGCCGAAGTGTTTGCCGGTGGGATAGGCCCTTCGATGTGTGATTCGGGTGTGGACATATATTTAGGCGATTCTCCTGTAGCTGAATCTTGTTCGACCTGTTGCATCTGATTTTACGAGCCAGTTTCCAGTGGTTGCACTATTCTTCTTTCCATAAAGAGAGACGAGTGTTCCTGCTCGATATGAGGTGATGATCCACTTCATGCTTAGGGTTCCTGCGTTATAGCCAGTAACCGCTCCCGCAAGTATTGAGATTCCCATACCTGTTCGCTCAGTCGTTGCCACTGCAAGGCCGTCTCGGTAGAGCTGATAGAGAGAATAGTTTGCAGATGCACTCGCAGTCACTCCTGAAAAGTCCTCGTGGATATCAGCGGTAACTTCGTATATACCCTTATCAGGAAGTTTGAGCTCTACGTTTCCACTCGTTCCAAATGACACCACAGCAAGAGAGGTCGTGAGAGTATAGTCCGTTCCTGAAGCAATGGTTACATCGTTTATGTGGAGAGGATATTGCTTCGCATCATTCTGAAGCTTCAGTGAGTCGGAAAGGGTATAGATCGCTCCCTGATTTCTTGCTCCCAATGACACGTTCATCTTGTGGGAAGGATCTTGGGATGAGCTATTGTTCTCGCTGTTTGAGCTGAGATAGTAGGCATTCAGCGTAATGTTTGAGAATGATGTCGTACCAGTTCCCACCTTGTAGGCGAGAGTGATATCAGACACCGCCGAGGTGAATGTCATATATTCCGCATCATTGAGGATGTAACCGGTAAGACCATCAGCCGAACCTGTTCCTGATTGCTGAGCGTTGGTCGTCTGAGCGAGGATGATGTTCACTGCCTTTGTTGCAGTCTCCTGGCTGTGATCGATCTTCAGCGGGATATATCCGTATGACACGCCTCCTGTCGAAGACATGAACTCCAATGCAGGCATCGGAATGCCGTATTCGTTAGAGAATTTATTCAGTCGGAAGTAGACTCGGTTTGCGATTCGAGGAATACGAATGGTCTCGGTGAATTGGTTGACCGCATTGATTGGGTAGACTTTTCCGATCGGCAATGAAGAGACATCGAGATCAGCTTGGATGAGCTCGATGTTTCCGTAAGACTGACTGCTTGCACCGACTCCTGAAGACTCGAGTTTGATGTATACGATATTCCTTCCGTTCATCTCGATGCTCACTTTTCGAGCCTGATCGTGTCCTCCATCATACGGAGTGAGAGTCGTGTAAGTTATATTGTCGAATGAGTAGGTGAGTCCTGATCGTCCGCTATAAGCGATGATATCCATTCTCTTTGCAGGAAGGATGGTGTTCACTTTGAATATCACCTTACCGAAGGTTGAAGATGCGGGATAGAAAGTGTTGACAGCGTTGAGTGTGTACGATCGCTTATTCTGAGGCTTGCTCACGCCGAAGTTCGGTATCAGAGAGCCTCCGCTTGAATGAACATCGGTGAAGGCGATGATGTCGTCAGTCGCCACTGAGTCGTTCTGATAGATGGGAGATTCCCAAATATACTTTCCGTTATCGAGGTCGATTACCGATCCATGAAGCATACCGTCTTCATCGGCCATAAGTCGTGTTCGAACTCCGTTGATCACCGCAGAATATCCTTCAGTTTTCTTTCCGTATCGCTGGATGTATGAAGCGGTCGAGAAGTCGGCCGAGGTGTTGGTTTTGACCGTTCCATCGGCAACCGTAGATGTAACGTGAGCATGGAGTGCTCCTGCGAGCCATACGGTAGGAACATCGAAGTAATTCCATGCACCCGCAGTCACACTTGCATTGGCAATGAGAAGCTCTCTAAGAGGGTTATTGCTTGCATCGTGAAGAGTAACCTTCCAATCTCCTGTTCCCTTGGTAACGACGTATAGACCAATTTGAGTCACGTATTTCTTGGTGGGAGTGAAAGTAAGTTTGTCACCGGCTGCTTCACTAATTGCTACCGGCACAGTGTAGGTATTGGCATATGCAGCAAGGGCATCGGCAAAATTGTCGGTATTATCGGTACTTGTCTGTGCTGTGAAAACAAGACGAGCGGGAACAGGGCCGACAGTCGTTGTGGTGATGTCAGTTCCTATTTCTTCCAGCATGATTGAATTCACATCCAACCAGAATTCTTGAGCGTCACCGGCTGCGAGTGCTGCTCCTACAATAACTCCCCATACAGTTGAGGCATTCGTTGTCACCTCAAGAACAATCTGCACCCATCCACCCGAAGTTCCACTCACTGAAGAGTTGGTATTGTTCACAAGGCGAGTACCTGCAGAATCAAATTCCTGAAGGTTGATACATCCGGTAGTAGCAACAAGATTGTCATATCTCACCCATCCACTAAGACGATATTTTGTCGAAGGCTTCAAAGGAATTCCATGTCGCTGAAGACCTGTTGCATTCACCGAAGATGCCGTAGCACCGTTATATCCAATCACAAGCCGTCCTGATCCAGTACCACTTGATGTTGTCACCTTTGCTGTAAGCCGTCCTGATCGTGTGTATGCACTATCAAATTCTGCAGCAGAAGCTCCTGCTGACTGCACGAACCAGACTCCGAATTTTTCATCTTCAATGAATCCGTTCGTTGCGAGACTCGTATCTCCGGTAGCCGCATCAATAGATTTGAGCACTCCTCCTTGAGAAGATACTGAGATTTTAATTTCACTTGAGGAAACTCCAAGTGCATTATAAATATTCATTCCACCGGCTATCGCACCATTGCTGAAGGTGACGTTTCCGGCCGAATCTATGGTGATACCCTCGTTTCCTCCGTCTCCTGAAATGTAATTGCTTCCCAATATGATATTTCCACTCATCGTGAGTGAAGTGAGTCCTGCCATTGCACCGGCATCGTTGATTGTAACGACGCTATTCTGCAGGATCGCTCCTGTTGTTCCATTAAAACGTGCGATTGCCTCATCCGTAGATGAGACAGGGCCGACTACGATGGATCCTGAAGATCCGGGAGTCGCATTTTCAAAAGTGGTCGGGCCAGTTTTTCGTATGAATTGTCCCGCACCAGAGGTGGCAAGTGCGGCGAGATTTGCGAGGGCGGCAATCTCTGTGGATGTTGACTGTTCACCTCTTACGCTGATGTGAGACATATTAGTAAGGTAAAGTTATTGTTTATAAAATGATTTTTCCCAACCCGACTTCATCGAATTTTTTCTGAAGCCTTTCCTGATAGATCTGAAGATCTCTTTCTCGAATATCTAGCTTTTGGTTGTCCTGGGCAATACGACTGAGGCGAGACTTTTCGTCCTCATCAAGCTTTTTGATACGAGCGATTTTCTCTGACATCGCTGAGTCTAACCTTCCGAGCATCGCCATTGTTCCGTCGATAGTCGCAATGCACGATTCACTTGTAGTGAGAGCTCGAGTGACGATTTTTACCAACTCATCCATCGCCGACTCTCCGGCTTTCTCAATGGTCTCTATGAGCTCATTGAGAACCCGAAGCTGCTTCTCGAGATCTATCTTCGCAGCTATCGCTTCCTCACTCTTTCTCTTTTCCGTATCACGAATTTCAGCGAGCTTGCCGATTTCGACTTCGAGCTCTCGCTTTTTCTGATATAGAGGTGTGAGGGATAGATTCTGCATGAATGTTTATGCTCCTATGATTCGATAACGGATGAATCCCGATACGAGCTGACCCGCATCAAGAGAAATGTTGAATGCTTCATTCCTTTTACAAGTGATCACTCCATCTTGGTGCTGAATCGTGTTTTCGAGAGTAACCGGCTGCTTTTCAGTAAGCGGGTACGTTCCCGAGAGTGGTGTGGCTGTTCCACCTACGCCACTTTTGAAGGTGACTCCCACTGCTGATGTCGGCACGAAGTTGATGTGATCGATTGCGATATATCCGTCTGTAGGAGCGGCGATAACGGCATTGTCACCCGATGTGTTGTGGCTGACCACTGCAGTCATAAGCCTTCCTGTAAGATTTGCTGACATATTTTTGTGAGGTTAGATTTCCGGTTCTCTCTACTGACCCCCGAGAGGGCCAGTCTGAGAGAATCGGAAGCTGATAATTAAGCGAGTGCTGTCCAGTTGGTTGTACCTGTGCAGTAATACGCCTTTCCTGAGTCTCCACCGAAGAGGATATCTCCTGCTGTTGCAGAGAGGTTTCCGTTCGGAGTAGTACCGTTTCCACACCACAGTGTGACAGTTCCGAAGACCGCAATCTTGAAGTAGTTGGTGCTTGTAGGAGCATCATTTACGACAGAAAGAGGAGTCGTACCGGTCGCTGCGACGTTATCATTCTTAACATTCAAGAGAGTTCGAGTGCTTGCTGAAGCGGAGTTAGAGATGAAGTTTGCGAGGAAGCCGGTTGTAAGGGCATCTGCATCACTTGCATCAATAATCGTACCGGTTGTAACGGCCGCACCAGAAACATCGAGCAATACTCCGGCTGCGAGGGCTGCTGAAGCAGATACTCGAAGCACTACAGTCTCGTCGTTCGCTGCTGAAGCGAATTCGTTCAACACTGCAGATGTTCCGGTAGCACCGCTATGTGAAGAGAAGAACAAACGTCCTGCTCCGGTGATAGCTGTGGCACTTGAAGCGATGTGCAACCCGATACCCGATGTAAGGGCGTTGAGGTCGTTCATCTGAATTCCCGCACCAGTCGTCATTGAAGCACCGCTCACCTTGAAGATCGCACCTGCCGCAAGGGCAGCCGAAGCTGTTACCTTGAGGATAACCGTTTCATCGTTGGCAGCAGAAGCAAACTCGGAAAGAGTAGCTGAAGTACCGGTTGCACCTGTATGGTTCACATAAAGGAGTCGTCCTGCACCTGTTATTGCTGTCGCTGAAGAGGTGATCACTGCTGCGATACCTGAAGTGAGAGCGTTCGCATTGATTCGGAAGATACCCGCAGCCGTTGTAGCAGAGTTTGCTGTAAGGGTTACGAGATATCCGGTTGTCGTCATTGCGGCCGAAGAAGTCACGATGAGTGCACCTCCGGTCGTAAGGGCTGAATCAAGTCGAGCGAGAACACCGGCGATCTGAGCCGTTGAGCTCATGTCGAGAAGTGTTCCGTTTGTCGCACCTCCTGTATCGATCGATGTTGAAGAGATTCGAACGAGCGAACCTCCATCGGCGATCACAGCGGTTGTGTGAGCGATGTGGACAGCCTGACCGGTTGTAAGGCCGTTGGCTACCATATGCACTCCCTTACCGGTTGTGAGGGCATTCACAGCGACATATACCGCCGTACCAGTCGTAAGACCAGAAGGGGTGATTGTCATCCATGAAGTGGTCGTAGATCCAGTGAAGACACCAGATCCCGCCAACACCACGACTGAAGCAGTCGTTGCGGTGTTGTTCGTCACTGTCAATGTTGCCGCATTGTCGGCATCAGTGATAGCAAGCGAACCATCTGAAAGTACGGCATCACCGGCGGTTACAGTGAGTACGTTTGACCCACCTACACCGACGATAGTTGTCGCACCGTCTTCTCCGATGGTGAATACAGCATTACCTGCAGTCACATCGAATGCCTCGAGATAGAATCCTCCGTTCAATGTTCCCTCCGTAAGCTGAAGCTTGAGGAGAGTACCAGTTGTAAGAGAAGTCGATCGGATCACTGCGATACCGGCTGAGGCCGCTGTTGCACCCCAAGTTGTTGCGGTGTCGTTGGTGATCAGAAGGTTTGCAATGGTGTTCGAAGTAGAGATCAAGGTTGCGAGACCGTCCGTAACCTGAATGCTCTTTCCGAATTTAACTAATTCGGAGTTGTTGGTTGTATCGATGGCGATAAGGCCAGTCGCTCCTGAAGAGCTGATGGTCAATGCCTCACTATCGTTATCCTTCAGCGTCCATACGGCTGCTCCGGTTGAGGAGAATGCCGCAGAGGTACCGCTGATCACAACACCGGCGAATGTCGCTACTCCGGCTTTCGTGATATCCCAAGTGCTTGAAGTACCGAGGATATCTTTACCGCTACCTGAGTTTGAGATCGCAATTATGGCACCTGAACCGGCACCTGAGTTAGAGAGTGAAAGCACGTTGCTTGCACCTCCTGAAGCTCCTGCGATCGTCCAACCTCCTGAAGCGATGTTGAATGTTTGATCGGCTGCGTAGAGAGTCTCCCATGTAGGAGCTCCACCGCCTCCGGTCGTCAGAATCGTCGCAACACCCTGAGCAGAATAGACGAGCTGATTCGAAGCATTTACATAGAGTCCGTTGGATGCTGATCCGTATGGATTCGATGGTCGAGTGCGTCCGAAGCGAAGAAGTCCGTACTGCAGGTTGATGTTCTTTGGATCTGAGAATGGCTGATTATCTTTGGTAGACATGATTTTTTAGAGGCTTTCGTGAATAGAGTAGAGGATGTCACTCTCAATCCCACTGTCAAAAGCCAAGGTTAGCTATTAAACGGTTGTGTTATCTCCTGCAGAAGCGACCCAGCAACGAGCCACGTCATTGTGTCCGAGTTGGAACATGGTGTGACCGGCAAACTGCATTTCTCGAGTCTTGTAAACGATGTTTACAGGATCAAGGTTGTTAGCTTCAGATTCGATGAACTGGAATCCGTACTCGTCTGTGAGAGCGGAAGAGCTGTCGAACATGAACCAATAAGCATCCTGAGTCAAGTAATCGAGCTCAATGATGGTGAACGCTCCGACCGCAGTACCGTCGTGGTCGTTAGATTCAGGCATCTTTCCGTCCTTGATGGCCTTGAGGATTTCCTTTGCCTTGAAAGCTACAGTCGATCCCTTCTTACATACGAGGGTATCGAGGTTTCCTGGCATTGGGTTTCCACGAGGATCAACGAAGAGAGCTGCAGTTCGATATGCGGCCTTGAGACCTGCATAGTCGAATGGAAGGGAATATGTGGTTCCGTCGAATACGACGTTGTTCATATTCGCACCTCCGTCTTCTCGAGTGTGGGCATTTGACCAAGGCTCGAGTCCGTCTCCTCCGGTGAGGCTGATGGTTCGGTTCGCACCATTTCGGCCCATGTGGACGTAAGAGGTGAGGAATCCGTTGGTTAGACGCTCAGCAGCGAGACGCTCCTTCTTTCGGTTGAGAGCACGATTGATCTCGACAGCAATGTTATTGAGCTTTCGCTTCTTGATACCGAATTTCCAAGCTCTGTATGAGAATGGAACGAGCACATCTACAGCATCCTGTGTGTAGGTCTGATCGTAGCCCTGGATAGGCACGTCTTCAGTGATCTCGGCGTTTTCGTTGGTAAATTCCGCTTCAGAAAGACCTGAGAGAGACGAATCCTTCTCGATGTAGTCTTCAGTCGTTCGGAAGTTGTAATACTTTTTAAGCTGCAGCTCGCCTTTAGCGTCCTTCTTGAACATCTTTTGGATGGCAAGGTTTGTTGTGTCGGCGATCTGGCCTAAGTTTAGAGGGCTAGACATATAAGTTGATGATTAAAATTAAGATTGCTAAAGACTATGCTCGATCCTGTACTCGCACGAATCGACCGACGATTTTCTTATCGCCTACTGCACCGATGGTTCCTGTCTGCATGAATACCGCAGCATCATTGGTTGAGTCTGTACCGGTGTTGTTCACGTGGCTCTCATCGGTAAGCACCATTCGCTGATAATTGTGGTCTTCGTTTGAGTTGTTGGTTGAGTCTACTGAGTAAACGTCACCATCAACGATTTCCTGCAAGAGCACTGTAGTGTCTGCAGTGGTTGTGGCTTCTACCACAACACCGGCAACGTCCTCGATTGAAGTCGAAGATGTCGCTTTGATTACGACATGGTTTGATCGGTCATAAGCAACGAGATCACCAATAGCAAGTGCTAGAGATGAGATGCTTCGACGAACGAAACCCTTGTCAGATCCTTTCATTCTTTTAAAAGACATATATTTAGGGTTTAAGATAGTTGGTAAAACGCAAAAACGTCCAGTGATTTACACTGGATCCGTTTTGGCATAACGAATGCGATTTCTTTTACTAGGACAGGTCGTCGTCTTCGAATCCCTTGAACATTGCCCGGACTCCCGGATCAATGGCGGTCTTCGGTTTCGTTGGTGCTGTCTTCGTTCCGCCGGAGTGAGATACAACCTTGATCTTGTGTCGCTGTGCTGCGTCACGTCGTACTTCCGTAGTGACGTTTGGCTCGCCTAGCTCACTGACCACATCTTTATGAACCTTGTCGAAGATTACACGAAGCTGTTTGGGTGCTTTGCCGGAGAGATTATAGATACCGGATTTTAGGATTTCCTGGAAGCGGTTCCATCGAACATCTTCAGGATCGTTTTCGGGCTTATATTCGGGATTGCTCTCGATAAAAGTCTCGACTACTCCATCTACAGCCTGTTGAATTGACTGCTCCTGTTTCACATAGCCTTTTTTGGAAGCTATGATATCTATTGCGTTCTCCATGTTTGAAATGTCCTCGTCCGAATATCCGAGATCCCTCAATTTCTGAATGGATTCTTGGTCGGCCGGTGCACTTCCAGGCACTACTTCTACGAGATCATGTACGGATTTCGTCCGCAATAATCCTCTGAGACGCTGTGTCTCAAGCCGTAGAGCCTTTTCACGTGGAGTTTCTCCCTCTACTGGGGCGGGTTCTTTTTTTGAAGGTGCAGGTGCGGGGTTAGCCACTTCTGGCTCCTCAACACTTGTTCCCTCTGGAGAAGATTCAGCGGGTGCCGTTTCAACATCGTCTTCGGTTTCTTCCTCTTCGTCTAGAGCTTCCTCATCGACTGCGGGAATAACCTCTTCGTCTAGATCCTCGGCTTCGTCGTCAGTTTCCTGAACGTCGTCCTCGAGATTCAAGATCTCTACGTTGTCGGCATTTACTTCTCTTTTATTTGGTGTTTCCGGCATATTTTTTACTTCAATTTGTTTACTTCCAAGAAGAGTGGAAGAGGTTAGAAACCGCAGACCGTTTCTGGGCTGCACTCTTGATCTCACCTTTGAGGTCGAGAGTGCAAGCCAGATGGCTGCACAAGCTCTTTTTTATGAGAGCTTCTCTAGTAATGTGATGAACGGTTTGTCAGAAAGTCCGAAATCGCCCTTTTCGTTCTTTTCGTTGATTACCTGCTTGAGATATTCAACAGTTACCTTGTCTACTTCGATGCTCTTGAGACCACCCTTCTCGTCATTCCAACGCCACTGCACGTTTCCGTCAGCGAGAGGCTCGGTTGTTCGCTCTGCGAGAGCCCATTCCTCGTCTGTCACAGGGAAGCCTTTGATATCGTCAAGAACGATAGCAAGCTTGTCGAGATTTCCTTTGAAGCTGTTAAGAACACTGAGAGCATTGATTCGCTCTGAGATGTTTAGCTGAAGAGTTGTTTTTTGATTACTCATGTTAGTTGAAATTATACGTTAATTAATTCGATTAGTAAATGATTTTCCTTGCCTTGTGGATAACCTACGCTTCACGCACCGGCTTGAACCAGTGAGCATGGATGAATCCATCTCCTGATCGGTCGGTTCTGTAAGAATGACCCACCTCCTCCTGACGCTCCTCTTCGATCACGTGAACCCCATTGAACTGAGGATCTTCTGTCGAAAAGAACTCTACTCGCTGACCAATATCGAACTCCTGATCATTGGTGAAATCCTTTGACTCATCGGAAACCTTCTCGTCTTCGACAATCTTGGCTTCCGATTCAGCAGGAACGATGCCGGACAGATACTCGATTGCATCGCTTGCGAATGCGAAATCTCGAGTGACTGAGGGCTTCTGATCCTGGATTATGGTGATTTTTATTTCCATAAAATTACTTGGTCTTAATGTGACGGTTGTACTTCAGGTTGTTGGCTACTGCCTTGCAATAATCCTCGATACCCTTGGCGATATTGTGAGGCTGCAACGCACGTGTGCGTAGATCCTGCTTGTACATCTTTCGATAACCGTCGTCAGTGTTGCTAAATTTGAGAGGAACAAAGATGGTGAAATTGATTCCACCGGCTTCAACCCCTGTCTTCTCATCGACCTCCGGGAAGACCAATCGTGCTGTGAATCCATCCTCGGGATCGAAGTATTTCTCGAATACCTTCTGATACTGAGGAAAGAGATAGCTTGGCTCTCCCGGCTTTGCTGCCTCGACTGCTGAAGCAGGTGGGGGAGTCTGAACGATTGGTGCGGCTCCTGCATCGGTAACGGTAGCATCGGTCTTCACTTCAGCCTTTCCGGTAGCGATGTCTCGAACGAGCGAAAGGATCTCTGATTGAGTCTTCTCATTGTTCTCTCGAAACGCATCAAACTCTTCTCGGCCTACGAATTGCTGTTTAGGCTTCGCAGGACTTTTTCTTTTTGTTGTTTTTTTTGTTGGTGTAGACATTTTAATTTACTTCCTCTTTTACTTCCTGGAAGATCGGAAGATTGTCTGATAATACTGTTACGAATTATACCTCTTCTAAATTTTGTCAACAAGCCCTTCTAGGCACTTTCTGTTGATACCTTCTCTTCGACTTTCCTGAATGATCTCGGATTCTCTTTCACCGCTTCGTCGTATGCTTCTTCCGTCATTGAATACTTGTACGGAACGGTGATGAGATCTCCTTCCTTGATGTCCTTCTTTGCGATGATGTGAAGCATCCTTTCGATGAGCACCATCTTCGTCGACTTCACTGGAATGAGCTTCTCCTGTTGCTCGTCGTTTCCGAAGAGCATGAGGAGGGAATAGAGCTCGTCTCTGTCTATGATCTCCGTCTTCCCATCAAACTTGAAACGTATCTTCTTGCAAGGCTTTACCTTCTCGCTCCAATTCACATCGACTGACATCTTGCCGACTTGGAACTTCAATGGATCGCTTATCATTTCGTTTCAACCTTAGAGGCTTCTAATTCCATCTCCTTGAATATCTGAACGATGTGTCGCTTCGCACCTTCGGCTTCAGCCGCATACCAAACTGTGTCAAATTCGGTAGCTCGCTTGATCGATCCTAATGCGAAGTTTCGAAGAAGGTAATCATCAAGAAAAGCCTCAACGGATCCCCATCGTGGATCTTCCATGAGGCCCTGCAACTGCTTTCTGTGTTGATCTGTAAATGACATGAATTTATTTCTTCTTAGGCTTCATTGATACCTTGGCCGCTGCTGCGGTTGCTCGAGCTCGGAAGAGAGGATCTCGGTAGTCTCCACCGTCCTGTGCACCTTTCGCCTCTCGAGTCATTTTGATTGCATCGGCCACCCGGTTCGATTCAGCGATGGACTTGTTCGCTTTGTATCTCGCCGGTGCACTCAAAATATCTGACGTTACGTCGACAACTTTGTTCTTGATCTTCGATACGATACTCTTTTTCTTTATTGGCATCATGGCCTTCTTTGCAATGCCGGATGCTTCCTTGTCGCTGATCGCTCCCATAGATTTCATCCCACGAATGCTATCGGGAGTGAAGGTGTCGGTAATCTTTGTCTTTGGTGTTTTATACATAAATTTACGATTAATTATTAAGATGCCATATCAAGGGAACGCTTTCCACCGCCTGTCACCTCATCCTGCGGAACTACCGGATTGATGCCCGGCCCGTTCTCGCTCGGAGCACTTGGTATTTCCGATCCTACGCCTCCTGGGGCTGATGGAGACGTTGAAGGCAACTCAGGTGCACCTCCTTCAGCTACGGCCTGTGCCTGGGCTTCAGGGCTGTTTGGATCGACGAAGAGAGGTGCTTCCTCCGTAGCTGTTGCTTCAGCGGCCGCCTTCTGCTTCTCCTCGATCTTCTTTGCGGATCCAGGAGGGGCGTTGAGCACTACGATGATCTCATCAGGCAACCAGTCTTCAGGCTTCTCGTTTTGGATCTCGAGGATCTGAACGACAGGCTTTGCCATTGCTGCAGCGATTGCCAATGCTCCCTGAGCGATTGATGTGGCGATAACCTGCACGATAGGTGTAACGAGGTTGAAGAGCTCGAGCTTTCGCTGTCGATCGAGTTCCTGTGAAGGAGCGATGATCGATTGAGGATTTACAGTGATCTGACCCTTCCACTTGATCGCCTTCTTCTCGATATCCTTTCCGATGATGAAGAATCGGTTCTCCGGTGACTCGATAAGAGTTCCGTCACGATCATCATCAAGCGAGAGCTCGAGGACTCGTGGGAAATCAGCCGTTATCGTTCCATCCTCACGCTTCGTAACCTGCGTAGGCTCACGCTCGGTGTCGGTCTTGAATTCCTCGAGATCCGCATCGTCCACGAATTCCATCACTTCAGGCAACGAGTAGATCTGATTCGCCCATGAGAGCGTGATATACGCATCCTGCTCGATGAATCCGCTTGCGATGTTCGATAGGGGAATGTTGAGACGCTTGAGTGCGGCATCCTTTGCGTGAAGAACCTCCCCGAGAGTCTTTCCTTCCACCTGACCCTGAAGGGTAGGCGTGATACCGGTGGTCTCGTCCATTCGCTCGAGCTGCTGCTGTGCACCCTCACGACCCTTTCCGGTGTAATCGATCTTGATTTGGTCGACTGTAGTTCCAGGGAGCTTCTGCTTCATCAGTCCAGGAGACACAGTGATGTTTCCGTCTCCGTTGAGAGAGTTCGATCCCGAGAAGAAGAGCATGGTGTAGATGCTCATCACGAGCGAATCCATATCCATGTTATCGAGTCGGTCGTACATCACCTTGTTGTTCTTGATGATCTCGTAGAGTCCGATTCCGTAAGGAGTTCGGGGATCTCGCTCAGTCCAATACGTGTGCCACAACGAAAGCATTCCGTCGTCGTTCGGAAGAGGGCTTGCGTAAATCACCACCTTGTCTTTCGGAGAATAGATCGCATAGAGATCTTTCTTCTTCGATTCGTAGAATCCAACGGTGATGAGATCCGTTCGCTGCTTCTTCTGCTCATTGTCTCCGTCTTCCTCATCCGATGTTGCTTCAGAGGTCTTCTGGCCGAAAGTAACCTTGTCGGCATTCTCATACTGTCCGAACTCTAGATCGAAAGCGTCCTTCGAAAAGTCCATCTCGAAATACCAGTCGTCGAGAGACCAAGGATCTGTGAGGTTCGTCATATCATCGATCCATGTTCGATACGGATCGAGCTTCTCTCGATAGATATCGTTGAATTCGGTGATGGTGACTTTCTTGTACTTGTTCTTCTCAGGATGCTCAACGTCAAGCTCAATGAGAATCTCCTTCTCACGCTGAACGATGCGAGGGTATGTGCGTCCTACCGCCCATCCGTACTTTGCGAGGTCGAATATGAAAAGCTTGAGCTGTTCCTTCGATCGAGCGATGTTCCATGATCGTTTCCAAATTGCGTTTGCGATTGCTGATGTCGGCTTGTATTTCTTCAGAACGGCCTTGAAGACAGCTTCAGGGTTCTGATCCACGAGTATTGAAATTGCTGTCTGAATCTTTACCAAAAGAGTCGGCTCTGAAACGTCCGACCTCCATTCGCTACCTTCCTTTCCGGTGATGGGAACGATACGGCTTCCTCGCAATCCCTTCACCTCATCCTGAACGAGCATGACATTGCTCGAGCTCGTTCGCTTCTCTCTCAATGAGTGAGGCTGATATTCTCGATCAGCATCCTTCATTATCTGCTCGAAGTCGATATCGTTGATGATCTTCTTCTTCGTCTGCTTCAGCACCGGTATACGCAACTCGAGGTGGTCGAGAATATTCTTCTCGTCTCCTTCAGGAGCATACGGCTTCTTCTCCGTCTTGTTTTCTTCTTTATTTAATAATTGTGGCATAGGTTTTTTTATGAAAGATAATCTTCTTGTGTTGGTATACCGCTTTTGTTTTTACCGGCCTTGATCTTTTCCAAACGTGAGAGCACGTAGCTCTCTCCTGTCTGTGCTACCTTCGCAGGCTCTTCGAATGCTTCCGGTGCATTCCTTCGGATCTCGAGTGCAATCGCATTCGCAAAGATCTCGTCGTCATGCTTTCCGCTCATTGCTTCAGGCCGACCTGCCTTGCTTCGAACGAATACCAGACATTCTCCCAACATCGCACGATCGTTGAACGCCTCCGGGTGATTTACGAGCGTCTTTCGAAGTTCCGTCAGGATTACCGGCCGAGTAGTCTCGCTCGTCTTGAATCCCAACTTCTTCGACACCGACCTCGTGATATCGTCGATCGATTCTCTGAAATAGAGATTCGGATATCCCATCTTAAAGAGCTCCGTATTCACCCACAGGCCGTCCTTGTTTACCTCGACACCTGTATACGCAAAATTATACCACGCACCAAGTGCAAAAACCACGATTGCAAATACTCCGGGATCTGTAGAGTTGCTCTTGAACTTCGCAACGGTCTTGAGAGTCTTCGCATCGATGATCTTTGCGATCGAGTTGTCTCCTCCCGCACCTTCCGCAACGTCTCCACCGAGAATGTATGAGTGATAGGTCTGAGGCTTCTCCCACAGCTCCACGCTTCCGTTCGGATCTTCCTCAAACTTCGGCTTCTTAAACTCGCATACGGTGATTTGCTTGCAGGGGATGTCGTGCTGACACTCGAGTATGATGTTTCCCTTCCACTTCGGCTCTTCGCACTTCTCCACCATCTTCATAATCGAGTCGTTGTCGAAATACGCAGCACCGGAGAAGATATATGCCTCCTCTCGAGTCTTCGGGTATTCCTGCTTCAGGATCTTCTTGTCGGTAAACTCCGATGCGATGATGTCGAATTCCTCCGGCGTGTACATTTCCTCCCATCCGTAGAAGCGAGACTTGAATCGAGTCTCTCCCTTGAATGCGGCCGACTCCATCTGCTCGTAATAGTTTCCGTAACCGTTGGCCGTCGATTCGATGAACACGAATCCCGATGCGATATCGACCTGTCGCATCGTTCCATCCACGATTTCCGATGCCGTCATTTTCTCGGTGTCAGGATAGTGAGCTGCCTCGGAGAACAGAAGCTTCTGAAGCACACCTCCTCGGCCTCCCACTCTCGCTGAAGCCGTACCGCAATAGAAGTGAGCCTTGTTGTGGCTGATCTCGATCTCCGACCCATCGGATGAGAGGTAATGCTTCGCTGCCACATCTAGGATCGCAGGGCTCTGCTGAATCTGCTCCTCGGTATATCCCATCTTCTGTGCGAAATAGCTCGTGAGATAGAGTCGGTATCGCTTCCTGAACGTCTCTGTCGCATCGTCGGTGTACGAGATCACGAGAGTTTCAGTCGGGTTCGGGCTGTAAAGATCATCGGCCGCAAATAGTGCCAGGATCAGCGATGAGAATCCCTCTCGTCGTGCCTTCAGGATGATCTCTCGCACCGGCGTGGCGATGCCGAGCTCCTCGATGTTGTAATCACGACAAAGCTCCTCGTAGTATTTGTTCTGCACCCCTCGAAACTTGAAGGGCACGAGCCTACCCATCTTCGGTTCATCGATGAGGAAGTAGGTCTCTATGAATTTTTTATAATTAAATGCCATGTGGAACGTATCGATTCGAACGATAATTAATCCAAGAAGAGTCGCCAGACTATGAATGCCGGATTTGCACCGATCCGATAGGGAATCGAACTCCTGTCTTCTCTGCTGCTTGTAACAAAAGCGATCAACGCACCTGCCGTTCCATGTTGAAGTATATCAATCATCTTGCGTGGCTGATTATGTGAGCGACGACATCCGCATTGAAAGCATTTCCCAAGGCATGATAACGGCGGGTATCGCTCACCCCTTCCGTATATCCATCCGGCAACGATTGAAGACGCTCACACTCGACCGGTGTCAGCTTTCTCAATCCTCCTTCCGTCAGTTTGTAGTATTGCAAGTCCTGCGTGGTGAGACAGTTGCTCTTTTCTTTCATCTTCCGGCCACGACGAGTCTTGCTGTTGATTTGAGTGAGATCCACGCACTCTCCTAACTTGATATCGACATATCCTTTCTTCGTCGCTTCCTTTACCCTCACGTATGGCACGTTGTTTCCACCAGTGCCCATGTTCGCTGTGAGAGTGGGAACTTTCCCGCCCTTGGTCTTTCTCCAATAGCTCCTTCGATATTGAAAAACCTCCGACCGATTCGGAGTGACGAGCTGTCTCTTTCCCTTCGCATATGATTTCAGATTGCCACCCTTGAAGTAGTTCGCATCGATGCAATAGCTCTTCTCTCTGTCGGTAGTGGCATCCTCGAGAATATCGTTGAGCATGATGCCTCTGTCTTCAGGATGTCGAACCTTCGGTATGTTAGTCCAAAACAATCGCTTCCTTCGCTGAGCTGAGACAAGAGCCGCATCGATCATTATCGGCTTCACTCCCATTATCTCGCTGATCTCTTCCATCGCTTCTTTAGGCATAGAGGCGACGTTCTCCAATATGAAATATCTCGGTCTCAGTTCCTTGAGTATTCGGACGTACTCGAAGAACAGACCGCTTCTCGACCCCTTCAACCCTCTCCGGCCTTTCTTCGCAATGCTGAGATCCTGGCATGGAGAGCCACCTACGAGGAGATCGATATTCTCCCTTACCGTCTTCCTCGAGATGCGTTGTACCCCCCCCCATTTGGATTATGTCAGGGTAGTTCTTTTTTGAAATGGCGATGGCGTGTGCATCTATCTCGCTTGCGTAATACCGGTTCACCTTGATTCCAAGCTTCGACAATGAGACTCGAGCACACGAGATGCCATCGAAGAGCGAGAGTACGTTTATTCCTTTTTTGTTGGTGGTTTTCATTTGAGGTGCTCGATTACTTTATCCCTTATCTCTTCGGTGAGTCCTATCTTCCATGTTGTCCTGAAGAACGGTTGCTCAGGAAGCATGTCTCTGTCGTCGTCCAATATCGCATAGACGGTCACTTCAGGATGCTCTGAGAGCCATTGTGCGATTTCCTTTCCTCTCTCGCAGTATTCCACGCTCGTGCCTGCGGGACGTGGCATGTGAGGCGTTCTGTCGATGATCGAATTGGTGTTGAGACCCTGATGCTCTAGATCCTCCCTCCATGTGCGTGAGAGCCTCCATGTTGACGATAGGACGACCTTACAGCCTGTCTGCTCCACTATCTCGTCGAAGAGGTGCATGAGCTCGACACAGAGCTCTGAGGCGTGACTGAATTGCTGTTCCTTGGTTCGCTCCTTGAACCACTTCTCGCTATTGAGCACCCCATCGATGTCTAGGAAGAGGACTTTCATTCGGGATCTTGCTTGTTCTTATTCCACTCAGTACGAGAGATTCCGTTCTTGATCCTCTTCACCCGCACGTTCACCTTTGCGAGATCGACCACACAATCATCGAAGGCTATGTCGACATCCTCGCTCTTCTGCTTCATGCGTACTGTAAAAGGCACGAGGCCGAGCTTCTCTCCCCATGTCTTCGCCCAATCAACGCCTGAGCCTGACCACAGGATCATCTCGCAGCCTATAGACTGAAAATAACGATAGATCTCTATCGTCTCGTAGTTTGGCGTGTCTCTATCCATTCCTGTTGCCACTGCAGGAACGATGAGAGTGTCGTCGATGTCGAATGCTATTTTCATAATGTTTTGATTCTTTCCAAAACATCAGCGGGAGTATGACCATCCCACTCAGGAGCTTTTGATAATGTCTCCGCAAATTCAGTCTCCTCCCACCTACTCATTGGAAGGTGATATGTCATTTGCTTTCCTGGAGTCACATTCATTCCCATGATAAACCAACCATCATATCCAGTACCGTCACTATGCAGCTTCGATTTCCAAGGATAGAGACCTTCGCCTCTAAAGTTATAGAGATCGTTCATCTTGCGACAAAGAGCGATGAAGAGAGTGATGCGATGATCATACAGCTCAGTGAAGGTATGATATCCATCGCTTGCATCCATATTGTCTTCACCGGTAGCAACGATCTTGGTTATCTTTGTGCCATTCTGTTCTTTCTTGCAAATAGCAGCGAGAGAATCAGTGATGGTGATGCTTTTTAATACCGATTTTGGTTTTGACAGATCTCTCTTGGTTGCACCATCAACATGTCTAAAACAGTCACATGGGTAACCAACTCTCTCAGCACACCCTTCGTAGTAATTCACTTCGGTGTAATGACCCATTGATCGATAGATGTATCTCTCGAGCCATACCCACGTGTTGCCAATCTGCACCGGCAAGAATGCGAAGCCTACCTTCCATCCATTGTTCTTTTCTTCAGTGGTGAGTCTCATAAAATATTTAGTTAGATAATAATTTCCAAACGATACCCGCCAACACGACCACAGCTATGATCAGAATGACAACGGCCGACTCAAAGGCTTGATACTGCCTCAACATCTCCATAGCCTCTTCATCGGTTATATCTTCTTCTACATTTTTCATTGTGTACTCGTCTTAACCGTCACCTTGCTAAATTTCTCCCGATCATCCTGTATCTGCTCTGCCATGTTGATCTGAACCGCAACGACAGGAGGCTTAGGGCCGAATTCCCCGCTCTTCTTCACCGCAAGATACCTGAGTGCGAGATTCCCGTCCTTCTCCATCTGCGATATCACGCTCTTCCTAGCAGTGAGATTCGGCAATTCCCTACATGCACCGATTACCTGAGAAAACTCCAAGTGCTGTTCCATGAAGTACCTGAGCTGTGCAGGCGTTATGCCCGCATTTACGCAGGCTTCCTCGTATGTGGCATCCAACTTGAAGGCCGCTATCAGATCCTCGACTTTTCTCGTGTTCATCCACCACGCATTAGCCGAATTCAGTATGTTCAGCTCACCGAAGGCCGCATCCTTTATCGTGTACGCATAAGGGGTGACAGACTTGGTATCTGCCACCTTCTTATCTTTCTTTTTTGTTTTGGATTTGGTCTTTGATGCCATTGGTTTGCGTGCGTTACTTCACCTTCTGTCTCACTGTCGTCTTTGGGTGCTTGATGGCGTACTTCTTTGAAACGAACTTGCCGTTCTTCGCACTCCTGTAGACGTATTTGATTTCCTTCTTCTTCATAAAAATGTGTGGTTATCTGAGCCCTCGTCTCTTCATCTCCCTATCGAAGGCTTTCCTCTTGTTGATAATCTGTCCGGGAGAGCAGTATTCGATGAAGCTTATGCCTCCGTACTCTATCGTCACCGCTTCCTTCCCTGCAGGAGGATCGACCGCCTCCTTACGTTCTACGCTTACCCTTCCGTCTCTGAGCTGTGCTGAGAACGTCCGGCCGAGCTTTGCCATTGTTCGCTTGCTCATATGTTTTTCTTAAATCCTACGAATGAGTTCTTCGTGCTCAGGTAAGACTCGACGAATGCCCTTGCCTGATCTAGTGTTAAATTTACCTTCATCACCAGTGGATTCTTCCTGTTCTTGAAGAACCTATAAGCTGTGTACATTTCGCTATTCATCGTCTTGGTCGTTATCTTCTTTCACCTCCGGTTTGATCTCCTGGCCGGTGATCTCTATTGGAGGGTTCTCCAAGAGATCCCTGATGTCGAGAAGCACTTCGAGCAATAGCCCTTCCTGCTTCTTTCGGCGAATCCCCTCTCCTGCGTTCTCTCCTGGCTTTGCACCGAAGAGCGTATTCGCATCTATCTCGATTTCTTTTCGTTTTCTCATAAATTATAGTTGCTCAAGAAATATCATCTCCTCATCCCAAGCTCCAAGGATCTGCCAAGCGTGTGCGAATGGCGACTGAGCGAGAAGAATAGGATCTCGTCTCGTATCGGACTTCTTGAAATCTTTCTTATCAGCGATGATGTAGAAGACTGCTTGCTTTCCACAAAGCTTCTCAGTCTCCTTGTTGTAATCCTTCATGGTCTTTACGGCCTCTGCAGGCATGTCTGCCAAGAACTGTGCTACCTGTCCGAGCTTGAGGTGTTCCTGCTCCTTGAGCAAGGCATTTATCTTGCTTGAGGTCGTATATGCAAAGGTCTCGTAAAACTCCTTATGCTCTGGGTACTTCTTTCGGTTCTCGAGTCGCATCACGATTGAAGTTATCTCAGTCACTCCACGTCTCATATCGTATTCCTCTGAAGAGATGAGAGTTAGCTTATCCTTGAAGCTCTCGAGCTGTGCATCAACATACTCATCATCGGTCTTCAATTCGTACTCTCCGTCATTCAACGTCTGAAGCTTGAAGATCTCCTTCGGTGTCGGCAATTTCTTCTCCTTGACAGGCTTCTCTTCCACCTTCTTTGAATCCTCAAGTGTAGCTATGGTATTGCTTGATACCGAAGCGATATCGCTTACCCACATGATCTCTTCCCCACTTCCCGAACTCATCGAGTGGAAGTCCGGCAAATACTTTGATTCCTTCCTCTCGTGCGATACGAGCATATCGAAGCTGTCACGTTTTGCTGTTCTGAACTCGAACACTTTCTTTCCAAATAATTTTATTTCCATTGTGTGTTTTTATCTCTAATAATGACTGACTGTGGAGATGGTGGGTACTGCCCCCACCAAGATTCTGCTTCACCTCCATACCGGATTTCTCCGGTGAAAGACTATTCTGCTTCCTGGTCGGCTGATTCCTCTGCGGGAGCAGCTTCGGTTGAAGCGGCTTCCTCGGAAACCTGACCTTCCTCTACAGGAGCGGCGGTAGTCTCTTCTGAGTTCTCTTGTTCAGAAGTTTCTACACCTTCCTGCTTTTCAATATTTTCATCAGACATAAAGTGTGTTGATTGGTTAGTAAATTTCTCTCTCGACCTATGGATATTATATCACCGTCAAATAGTTTTCACTAGACATAGGATGTGTATAACTCAGGCTTTTATCCTTTGCATTGCCTCGGTAAATCCCATCAGGTTTCCGTACATCGATCCTGAGAGGTCTGAGGCACAGTGACGGAGGATTAAGAACCTAGTTTGGCGATTTTTCTCATTCTTCAACACCCATTGCCACTGGATGCGATATGCCTCGAGCTCCTGAGACAGACGGAACTCAGCATCGATGAGATACCTATCCCACCATGCCGAAGCACCTCCCGGATATTCTGCGTGCTGTCTCACGTGCACGAGCTCGTGGATCAGAAGATCATCGTCCATCGGGTAGTCGAACGATTGGTGAATCGTGTCTCCGTAGACCATCACCACGTTCTTCTCTTCCCACTTTATACCGAAAGCCTCCCTCGCTCTTTCGATGATGGGAGGCGGTGTATAAAGAATTTTATACTTCGGTGTTTGCATTGAATTAAACTCCGGCGAGCAATGCGATTCCCGCAATTAATCCGAACACTCCGGTAATAACGTCTGGCACTCCTGCGATTCCAAGAAGGCTGATGCCTAACAGAATCAAGAAGATACCACCTGTAATTTTATAAACCATAAATGTGTTGATTAAACTGATAAGACCGTCACTACAATTATACTCTTTTTACTTGCTTCCGAACACTTGAACCACTAGATCTCCACGAACTGCTATACCGGTCTCGGTATAGTTACCCTGGACGATGTTCGCATAGTGAGTCGGCGATGCCACCCACGCATTAATCGTTCCCTGAACCGTATCGAATTCCTTTGCGAGATTCTCACCGGCGTACTTGTAGTTGTAACCGGCTTCGATGATGAATGCACTGAACTTCTTTCCTTGCGGGTTTGTGTGAGACCAATAATCCTGCTTGATGATGTCGTTTGCCTTTGCATCCGCTGCAGCATCAAGCACCGCATTTCGCTTCAAGATATTGAGACCCTCTTCATATCGAATCTTGTTCACACCATTGAGAATGTTCTCTTCGGTGATTTTCTTTCCTGAAACTTCTCCCGGCTTTTCCCTTTCAACCTCGACAGACGTTGTGGTTGTAACCGTCGTGTCTTCTACGTGATCACTCTGAGCAATCTGTTCTTCAACAGCTTCTTGCTCTTCTTTGACTTCCTCAAGCTTTTCAATCAGTTCATCGATAACCGGAGTGGTCGATGTTGCTTCAGTAGTCGTAGCAACTTCGCTCGGAGTTTCCGATACAGGAGGCTTCGACTCGTCATGTTTCGCAAAGAAGAATATCGAGAAGAGAGATATCGCAATGGCTAGTGTTGCTAACAAACTTAACTTTAATTTCTTGTTCATTTTTTTGTGTGTTTTACCCTTTAATAATCTCGTCTTTCTTGGTGGCTTCACCACCATAATCGACCATATTCAGAGTATATATTACTAGGCATTACTTGTCTAGTAGTTTATCCACACCGCCCTAAATAGCCTTAGTCTGCTTCTTCTTCCTCCTCCGCTCCTTCTGCCGCCTCTTCGAGGCTGCTGATCTCTTGCTCATCTTCGATTTCTTGATTAGAAATAATGTCTTCCGCAGGTTCAACTACTTCCTCGGTGGATCTGCCGCCTCTAAATTTCTCCATAAACTTTCTGTTCGCTTCGGCTTGTTCAGGACTGAGTTTGTTTTTCTCTTTCTCCCATTCGTGAAGCACGCCGGTTGCGGTCGCAAGATGCTCTCTGATCTTTTCTTCAGTGAGTTTCATCACTTCAGCGGTCTGAGCAACATCTTTGATCTTTCCATCACTGTAACCGAATCGACATTTCAAAACCTCGAGAGGCTTGCCTTTTAGCTTTCCTGAAGAGATGAGCGAGTACGCACGATCCTTCATGGCTTCAAGCTTTTCTTTTTCTTCATGTGCCTTTCGAGCGATTTCCTTCGCACACGAGCATTCCTCTTTCCGGCCATGCCATACACCGTTCACGCATTTTCGATATCCCTCCTTCACCTTCTGAAGCTCATCGTACTGTGCCGGTGTATAGATTCCTTCGATCTCCGCTGTGTTGATCACCGTTCCTTCACCTCCAACTTTTATGAATCGATGTCCTGAGTTCATCTCTAAAATTTTCTCAAGATTTTCAGCACGATCCTGATCGATAAAGATCGGGAGCTTGCTCTTCATATAAATTATCTTTTGAGGGTTTGATATTTCTGTACTCATATTGTTACAAGTTTAGGGCCTTTCTGATTCTCCTTCTTGAAGAATTGGATGAGCTGACCAAGCTTCGTCTCGAGCTGAAGTGGAGTGGTGATCGATGGAGCATACGGCTGATCCTGGCATTCGCACGCAAACTTTATCGTGCCTGAAAGCTTTTCTTTTCCCATCTTCTTCAACATCCGATCTATCGCTGCACGCTGAGTCTTGTTCGAGAACAGTCTTTCGAATGACGGATTCACCGGTTCGAAAAGAGCGATCATGTCATTGGTCTCAGATCCCGCTCCGGGAGTCTCTTCCTTCTTCTCCGCTACGACCACTTCAGCAGACTTCCTTCGCTTCGCCGGTGCGTGTGCATCGTCGTCGTCACGAGGCTGAGGAATCGTATTGAAGTCGATGAGAGGCATTATTTCGTCTCTCACTCTCTTGTTTCGATCCCTATATGTTCGAAGAATATATCCTCGCTTCTCGAGGTTCGTGAGGGCGTTCTGAATCACTCTCGGCGATGTCTTCACAAGATCCGCAAGTGCTTCGTTTCCGGCCGTACACCTTTCGTTCTTCAGCTTCGAAAACCAGTAGATGAATCCATAGAGTTTTTCTTCTATTGAATTGATTCGATCAT